TCAAAAAATGATAAACCACGCATTGCTCGCGTTGTACCGTGGCACCGCTATGGCGATGGCGCCACGATTATTGAATACTAGCGTATCTGCCGAAACCGTCGTGGTTCCAGAAGATCGATAAATTAAAGTGTATCCAGAAGGTGCCGTGATATAGATGCTTGCCGAGGGAGCCGAGTCGGCGTAAAGGAATAGCATTGTCCCAATGGTGGTAGGAGCAGGGAGCGTAGTATCTGAACTGACGGCGAACACAGAGGTACCATTGTGAGTGAGCTTCGACACGTCTCCCAACTGGATACCATCAACAAACAGATTGTTCCACCGATTACCGCTACTTCCCAGATCATAAGAAATACCGGTTGCAGGAGCGACCAAGCCGTAGAACCACGCAGAGTTGTCATATCCACGCAACCGCATGGCTTCCGCAAGAGTGGTTCCATTGTAATTATAGAGCACGAGGTCAGCTTGTCCGGTACCCTGATCATTTATCAAGGCTGTGACGCGTCCTTTTGCTGTGCCAGAGTCCATTGATCCGGTTTTGAACGTGATCCCAACGGAAGTGCCGGTGGACCCAGAAATACCAAAGGTGGTCCCATCGTATCCAAGTGTTGGCCCGGATGTACCAAATTTCAAAAAGGCGCTTGTGGCATTATCGGTGTTTGCCCCACTCAATTGAGCTGTAGCGCCTTTGTTAATATCTCCGATCCAGAGATCATCTCCTATCCGGACGTTCTGTCCAGCACCGTTATTGGACGTAATGACGCTGTCAAACAATACAGCATTTCCCTGAACGGCAACTTCATACCACGCCTGCGGAGCGCCGTCAGAGGCGCGGCTCCGGAACGACATTTTGTTTATGTAGTTCGTCATTCCCCATACTAATTCGCCACCATAAACAACTCCAGCGCTCCAAGTATTGTAGTGCCGGACATCCACCATATTGTACCACGCCGTCCCGGACGGGCCAGCACCATACGCAGTCCGCACGCCTCCTTGACCCGCATAACTAGATCGGCTGGTAAATGGATCCGGTGATTCAAATGAGTTGCCCCAGTTGGCGCCATTGTAAAATGCCTGCAACCCGCCGGTCTTCGCAAACGATAGCGCCCCATCCGTGATGCTGGTCGTAATCGCTGTCGTTCCGGACCCGGTCACGATGCCCGACAACGTGATCGTTTGGTTGCCTGTCAGGTAAGCGCCCGCCGGTTGGATTCCTGCCTCGGCGAGCGTGTTGTTCACCCATGCGGCGCCATTCCACCTCACCACTTCACCAGACGCGACCGACGTGATCGTCACATCGCTCAGACCGTCAAGCGTATGCGTGTGCGCCGCAGCTGCAAGCGAACTGACGGCGACAGTGGATCCATCAGCGGCAACGAGGTTCGACGCGCTCCCAGCCCAGGCGAGCGCCACCGCTCCAGTCGTCGCGGTCGTATTCGCCGCGAGGACGGTCGTGCCGGTGATCGACGTGAGCACGGAAGACCATGCGGGCGCGGCTCCAGCGCTGCCGGTTCCTGTCATGACGAGGGCCTTGATGGACGTCGTCGTGTTGGGCGCGAGACCGGACATCGCGGTCGCGGTCGACAGGTACGGGACAGCCCACTGCGACCAGGTTGTTGCGCCTGTTCCGCCGCGCGCCGTGCCCAACGTCCCGCTGGTGAGCTGGGTGGCTGCAATGGCGATGGCAGTCGCAGCCATCGCGGTGACGCGCCCGTAGGTGTCGACGGTAGCCGTCAGGGTGTTCGCCGCGGCACCGTAGGATCCAGCGGTGACGCCGCTGGTGGGGAGATCAGCGGCGACCAGGGCGCGGAAGGTTGCGGTACCAGCCGCGCCGTTGGGGGCTGCGTAGACGGCGTTGGCTGTGCGGCTGGTAGCATCACCAGTGACGGTGGTGAGACGCGCATCGAGCGCTGTTTGAAGGCCGGTCACATCAGCGATAGGATGCGTGTGCGCCGCGGCTGCAAGCGAGCTGACGGCGACAGTGGATCCATCAGCGGCAACGAGGTTAGACGCGCTCCCAGCCCAGGCGAGCGCCACCGCTCCAGTCGTCGCGGTCGTATTCGCCGCGAGGACGGTCGTGCCGGTGATCGACGTGAGCACGGAAGACCATGCGGGCGCGGCTCCAGCGCTGCCGGTTCCTGTCATGACGAGGGCCTTGATGGACGTCGTCGTGTTGGGCGCGAGACCGGACATCGCGGTCGCGGTCGACAGGTACGGGACAGCCCACTGCGACCAGGTTGTTGCGCCTGTTCCGCCGCGCGCCGTGCCCAACGTCCCGCTGGTGAGCTGGGTGGCTGCAATGGCGATGGCAGTCGCAGCCATCGCGGTGACGCGCCCGTAGGTGTCGACGGTAGCCGTCAGGGTGTTCGCCGCGGCACCGTAGGATCCAGCGGTGACGCCGCTGGTGGGGAGATCAGCGGCGACCAGGGCGCGGAAGGTTGCGGTACCAGCCGCGCCGTTGGGGGCTGCGTAGACGGCGTTGGCTGTGCGGCTGGTAGCATCACCAGTGACGGTGGTGAGACGCGCATCGAGCGCTGTTTGAAGGCCGGTCACATCAGCGATAGGATGCGTGTGCGCCGCGGCTGCAAGCGAGCTGACGGCGACAGTGGATCCATCAGCGGCAACGAGGTTCGACGCGCTCCCAGCCCAGGCGAGCGCCACCGCTCCAGTCGTCGCGGTCGTGTTCGCCGCGAGGACGGTGGTTCCTGCGACGGAGGTGACGACGGAAGCCCAGGCTGGCGCTGCTCCAACGCTGCCGGTTCCTGTCATGACGAGGGACTTGATGGACGTCGTCGTATTCGCAGCGACCGCTCCGAAGGCAGTAGCCGTAGAAAGGAACGGGACATCGAACTGCGACCAGGAACCCTTCGCTGTTCCGCCGCGTGATGTGCTCAGTATTCCGCTGGTGAGTTTGGACGTGTTCAGGCTGGGGATGTCATTTGCGACGAGCGCTCGGAATGCCGCAGCGCCAGCGGATCCATCCGGTCCCGCGTAGACGGTGTTCGCCGCGCGACTGGTTGCGTCCGCTGTGACCGTCGACAACTTCTGGTCGATCTGCGTCTGCAGCGTCGCGAGCGAGGTTGCCAGCCCGACCACGTCGGCGAGGGTGTGGCTGTGGGCGTTCGGAGCGACCCAGGACTTGACGCCCGCATCGGTGCTCGACAGAACCCATCCGCTGGTGGTGGGTACCGACAGCTTGGGCTCTGCGCTGATCAGGTCTCGGAAGGTGGTCGCATCCTGGAACGAGAGAGTTTTGTCTTCGAGGATGACAGCGGGAGAAACAGCCGGAGGGGCGAGCCCTGCGATCTTGAGCGAGTGAACCTCGGCATCATCGAGAATCGCGTACATCGCCCCTCCTCAGAATCACGACTCGGTGGACGGATCGGACGAATCCGAGGAGCCCGCGAGTATGCTGCTGCCGCTGGTGGGATCACTTTCCGGTGCGCCTGCGGTGGTGTCGCGCTCGATCACCTCTTCCTCGGCATCCCGCTGAAGCAGATTGTCGCCAGCATTGAACGAAGGGACCTTCTTCATGAGCTCCTTGGAGAATCCCAGAGCCTTCGCCGCGTTGAACAGCTGTTCGACGTGCGTGTCGTTCATGGGGACTGGCGGGAGGCCGGGAGCGGCCTGGACGTTCGGGTGGCGCATGATGCTGTTGGCGGCGCCAGCCAGCCAAGCCTTCACGGTGCCGGACGTCACCTTGAGTTCGAGATCGAATGCCGAATCGGGCTTGCCCAACTCCTGGTGCTTGCGCGCCGGTTCGAGGAGCGCCTCGTAGAGTCTGATGCGCTCGGGTCCACCGTCTCCACTGAGGAGACCATGCTGGTGGACGTTCAGAATCGCGACAGCGCCCTTGAAGTCGAACTTGATGTCGTAGGTGGTGCTGCTGTTGGACATCAGATTGCTCCCTTCGCGGCCTTGCGCGCATCCGCTGCAACAACGGCATCGGAATCGATCAGCGTGAGCAACTCCTCACCGCCGAGGAACTTGTCTGCGTGGCGCGTGCGTGCCTCCTCGAGTTCCTGCTCGGCGACTGACTGCCAACCGCTGTAGCGAGTCAGATCAACGACGCTCTGGTCGAGACGCAGCGCGCGCGCATTGAGGGCGCGGGAATGATTGGTGGGGATGGACTGTGCCATGTTGTCTCCGTTGGTGATGGGTGGTCAGGGTGCGATGTAGAGGATCGAGGCGACCAGGCTCGATGCCGCAGGAGGAACTCCGAACGACAGCGTGATCGTGTTCGCGTCGGGTGCGACCCATCCGACCACGCACTGGGCGTTGTCGGCGATGCGCTTCAGCGCGACGTCGATGATGTTCTGCGAGCCAAGGTTGTGGGCGATGGTGATCAGTTTGGAGGAGCCATCCCCCACGGTGAACTGCTTCACGGCAGTTCCTGTCGTGGTACTGGATCCACCTCCGGCGTAATGCTCCTCGACCTCGGTGACGACGCCCGCGGCGAGTGCCTCGGCGAGCACGCGGGCGGCGGATGCGGTGTTGCCGCGGAATACCTGCGGCGCATCGACATCCGACATGCCGTCGGCAGCCATTGCAGCCAATGCGGTGTTGGCGAGTCGGGTCTTGTCCATGCTCATGGCGATGGCACCATGGGGAGGGTGACGCCAGCGGCGCCGACTGGGTGCTTGACGCCGAAGATGCACTCACAGCCGGTCGTCACGGGACGCTCCAGCGGAGTCCCGAGGAGACCGTCCTTCCCGAGGCCGATCTGCGGAGCCATGACGTTGGCGACCTGGTCGGCTTCGATGACGACCGTCGTGCCCTTCACCAGGATGCTTCCATCTGGCTTGAGCGAGACCTTCGTGTCGGAGTTGGAGTAGAGGACCGTCTCTCCAGGCTCGGCGTTTGGCTTGTCCTTCATCCCGGAGGCGATGGCGACGACCAGGTCGTTGGCCTGCAGGAACACCGCGGTCTCGCCATCGAGAGGGACGGAGGTGAAGCCGCGCTGCTGGTGGAGCGCCACGTCGGAGAGCTCTCGAACTCCGCGCCCGATCGCCTTGGCGATGCGGACACCGCTGGCGGTATCCTTGGCGGACTGGACGACTCCTCGGAACCACGTCACCATGCTTCCTCCTCTTTTTTGCGCTTCTTTGGATACGCCTTGAAGACGTCTTCAGCGAGGATTGGCGACAAAATCAGGGATGCAGTCGATCCTGTATTGCGGGTGTACCGGAAAGTCCGGCGACAGATCAGGTAGGTGTCCTGCAATCCGAACTCGTCGTCATCGACTTGCGCTAGCTCGTTGATGGTCCAGTTCTTCCCGTTTTGCGAGAATCCATTCACCATGTATTCCAGCTGGAACGAGGACAACTTCTCCTGGCGCAGGTACTGGGCAGCCTGCTTTTCGAGGCCATTGCTGTCGTGTCCATTGTAGGGGGCGGCGAAGGGCTTCCGAACCGTCACACTCGCGTTCTTCGCGATGTGGGTCCGGTGGCCTTCATCAGAATCTGACACGATCCAGATTTCCGAGTGAAGCTTCGATGTGTTCTCGACGCGCCTGCGCTGCTCGACCACCGAGCCCGTGATCCGAAAGGCCGGGATACCGTCGCGCTTAGCCTTCCCGAAAATGATCGATCCATCCGGCTTGGCCCAGAAGAGAAGGCCGCGGTTCATGGCGAACTCGTTGAGCAGCTTGAAGGCCGTGTCGCCCACATCGAGGCGCGCATGCGAGACGGATGGATCGTCACCCTCGATCGAGTATGGCAGCTCGTTCACGTATGGGATCTCAGACAGGTACTTCTTGGCCGCGGCGGCAAGCGTCGTCGGCGGAGACATCCAGGAGGTGACGTAGAAGTCTTCGATCTGCCCAACCAGGGATCGTCCAGTGACGGTCCAGGTATGGGAGGACTTGTCCTGGCTCTCCTCGACCTGATCGATGACGCCGGTCAGCTCCATCTGGCCGTTGATCAGCACGCTGCACCGTGTTCCGGATGCGGCCGAGATGCGCTGTCCTAGCGAAAAATTGAACGATCCGGACGGACTGTAGAGATCGGAAACCATCTCCATGCTCTGGCACTCTGTAAACTCGTAGGAGCCGATGATCAGGCGAATAGAATCACGAGGCATAGATCAGAATCCTCCCCTGTGCGAACGTGGGGTTCTTGATCTGGGGATTCAAAAGCGCGATGCGTTCGGCGGTGTTGTAGGGGAGTCCATTTTGGTGGCACACCAGATGTAATGGAGTAGGCGTCACGACCGTGATCTCGCGGATCTGCTCGAACTGGATGAGCCGGTCGCGGTACTGGTCCTGCAGTGACAAAGCCAAGACATCGAGGTCAGCGGGATCGTCCACCCAGGTCCGTGCGGCCTGGATGATCTGGCGTGCACGCCCGACAAGATTTTCCATCTGCGTCGCGGTTGCGGGCAGCGACTTCGGAGAAGCGGCTTGCGCCACCCAGCGGCCCGAGTCGTCGAATGCCGTGTTGGTCTCGTAGGCCTGCATGGCGCGTAGGCGGTCTTCATCGGAGGCCATCACACTCGCGACCGTCTGTGCCGCCTGCGAGGCGGCCAGGATCTTGGCAGAGCCTTCCGATGCTGTGCCGTTGAAGGTCGCGACGAGTGCATCCAGGTCGCGCAGGAAGTGGTTGGCCATCGTCGCGGGATCCGGTGATCCTGCCACGCGTCCTTGCATCAGGTCCATGACCGTGGCCAAACGAAGGCCGAGTTGTCCGGGAAGCTCCGCCACGAATTCGAGCGCGTTGAGGGAAGCGCTCACCGGGTAGGTCACGGAGGCGATCAGTCCGTCCAGGCGTTGCGTGTCGGTGCGAAGACTGCGTACCAGGGCGTTGGCCTTGGAGCCCAGATCGCCGAGCTTCTCCAGCCAGTTTGGGTCATTCAGGTCGGGGGCTGGTACCGCGCCGGGGTAGAACTGTTTCGCGCAGATATCCGCGGCGGTAGTGGCGAGCAGCTGCGCTTTGCCTGCGGCGACGTCCTTGGCGGAGACCCGGATCGTGACGGTCTTGTCGATACCGTCTTCGATGACGCTGAAGTCCACTTCCACCGTATTGATGCGGTGGTCGTACTTGATATGGACGGACTCGATATGGACGTCGATGTCGCCGTATTCCCAGTGTTCAAGAACGGCGCTTGAACCGTTCTTCAAAACGCCTTTGATGCCATCCCATTCGGGCAACTGGGAGGACGAGAACGTAGCGCGGAGCTTGTGCTCTGTGGCTTTCCATCCGAGGCTCTCCAGGTCTGCCCCGTTATGCCCCGGGTACTCGTGGCGCACGACGGAACTCTTGCGCTCCTCGTCGACGTCGGCGCACGGTACGACGTAGCCGCCAATCTTGATGATGCGTTTGGCTACGATCATCCGCTTATCATCATCGGGAGACCCCACGCAGGACCAAGGTTCTGCGAGTTCACGCGCATCATCGAAGCGCCAGGGCCAGCCACGGTAGTCGTCGGTCGGCCCATCGCATCGAAGTTGACTCCAATATTGAACTGGGGTGCGAAGCCAGCTCCAGACCCGGATGCATCCGCCTCATTCTTGGATGCGATCATCCTCGCGATGAGATCGTAGATGGCGAGGCTCGCTTCGCGTCCAGCAATACCGCCTCCCACCATCCCTGCAAATCCAAGTGCGGGTGATGCGATGCCTCCGGTTGGAATCCCGAGCGCAGCCGCCCCCATACCACCAAGGGTTCCGCCGAAAGTGCTACCCAGACCCGCCGCGGTCGAACGCAAGCTGATACCATTCATGGCGTACTCAATCGGAAGCGCCAGCAATGACCCACCGATCACGCCTTTTGCAAATGGAGCCGCTTTTCCGAGCACGCTTCCAAAGAAGCGATTGGCTGTTGCTCCAGCGCCTCCCCATGCGAATCGTTGCCATGCTTGCGAACCGTATTCCGCCACTCTGGATCCAGCGTTCATCGCCATGCGGCCGGCAGCCGTGCGACCAAGCATGCGCTCGGCGGCATAGCCCATGCCTTTGCCCCATGTGTTGAGAGAGTTGATACCCCCTTTGATCCATGCCCCCGACGAACTGATCCAACTACTGAAGGTGGGAAACAGGCGCGCCATCACTCCAGACTTCGCGGCGCCTTGTGCTGCTGCTTCCTCGACTGCGACCGCGCTGTTGGCCGCAGCACCACCCATTCCTACGCCCATGTTGTCGACCCAGACATGGGTGACGCTTCCAAGTGGGCCAGCTCCAGGCAATCCGCCTCCAGTTTTTCCGCCTCTGAAAACAGATCCAATATCACGCGCCAACTGATTCAGCTTCACCAGCGTCACGGCGGCGCCAAGCGCGACGATGGCGCCGGTGATTCCTTTGAGGACATTCTCTGTCAGCTCTCCATGGTTATTGATCCACTCCATGGCGCTGGTGAGTTTCGAGAGTGGTCCAGAAAGCGTCTTGTCCCCAAAGTCGCGCATCGTGGCGATCAATCGCTTCATCTGGAATGCCGAATCCATGACGCGCGTCTTGAAGTCCTCCTGCAACATGACGTTTTTGGTGATATCTCCGCCTGCGTCACGGAAGGCGTCGAACATCTGGAATCCTCTGCCCGCTGCGAATTCGTTGGCGAAGGTTGAGAGCGCACGGATTCCCTCTTCGCCAAAAGCCTGGCTCGCGGTCAATCTTTGGAGATCACCTTTCGATGCGGTGATGACCTTCTTGATGTTGGTCGCCGCATCGGCTTTGGGATCGAGCTTCACATGGATTCCAACGCCTGCGAGATGCTTCTCGATGTTCTTGGTATTGGCCATAGTTGCACCCAGGCGTTCGATCGCGGTCGCTGCATTGTCTGCGCTTCCTGTGCCTGTCCTCGCCATTTGTACAAACGCACCGAACGACTTCAGGCCGTCTTGCCCACCCTTTCCAAAGAGGGACATCACCGAGAATAGGCGCTCTCCGTTCGTGACCATGTCCTTGAGTTCGAAGGCGCCACTCTTGCCTTGGGCTAACAGAAGCGTAATGGCTTGACGCATCTGGGTAGCACCGTCGATCCCGGCCTTGGATCCAAGGTTGGCAATGAGCGCGCCAACATCTTCGACAGCAGATCCGGACGCTGTTGCCGTCTCTCCCATGAGCTTCAAGTTGTCGGATGCGAGTTTGATATTTCCGGTGCGCTGAACGACCGCCTGCATGCCTGCCGCGAGATCCTCGGCGCCTTGCCCGGTCGCTTTGGAGACGTTCATGATCTCGGTCTTGGTGTCCTTGAACCAAGTGGAGAAGACCTTCCCGTCGATCATTCCATTCGCATCGCGAGCCGCGATTCCCATCTGGGTAAGTTGGTCGTTGAGCTGCATCTGCTTGTTCAACGCAAGTCCGATTCCAGCGCTTCCCGCCAGGGCGGTGTACTGGTTGGCGAGCTTGTCCGATCCGCTCGAGATCAACCTCCCCATTCCGCGAACGGCATTGGATGAAAGACCGAGGCTGGCGGCTCCGCTCTTCAGCCTGGAGCTGAGTCCGGCGGTCTGCCGATCTGCGCGTTCCGCCGCATTTCCAACGCCCTTGATCGTCTCTTCAGCCTGGTTTCCCTCGGTTGCCAGCTTGTCGAAATCGCGCCCAACACCCTTCGCCTCAGTACCAAGCTCGCGGAGATCTTTTTCGGCTTGCTTGGCTCCTGCCTTGAGTCCCGCGGTACTGAGCTCGATCCCAAGTTTGACTGTGTCCATCGTCATCCTCCAGGATTACCTGGCGATCTGGGTGAAGGCGTCTCTCCTGCTCCTCCGATTCAAGCACGAAGAGCAAACACCACTGGGCGTCGGTCAGATCTCTGGAGGACTCACCAAAGAACGCAGCAGCCTTTTCGCAAAGACGATACTGCGCACTGATCCAAGGATCTCGTCGGGCTTTTTTTTTAGGGTTTCCAGGAATGCGTCGAACTCTTCCGTCGGCATACGATCCTGGTTGGGAGAGCACTCCTCCTCCAGAATTCCGTAGCATTCCACCAATGCGTTGATCTCGTCCTTGGTGACCTCGGCTCGGAATACGTCGATGTTGGCCGCAACTGGCTTTCCTGCATCGTCGCCATCGATCTCGGACAATGCCCTCCACAGCAACTGGAGAGTCTTCTCGTCTTCGTAAGCCTCGACCGTGTGGGACTCGACCGCGATCTCGTACTGGCGAAAATGCTGGTAGGCTGCGAAGTTCGCCTCCTGGAACTCGCTACGCGATAGCACACGCATCTTGACCTTCACCTTGGTGCCAGGCCAAGCGATGATCTGGAAGTTCTTGGTGCCAGCGCGGACGCGTTCGAGGAGACTCATCACGAATCATCCCGGTCGGTAGCCATGAACGTGTACGACTGGGTGCGGGCAGACTTGCCGTCCACCTTGGCGTCGCCCTCTTCGAGCAACTGTACGCCACGGTACACGCGCTTGCGCTTTCCCTGGTAGAGGATCGTCACGGTGGCGGGGGTTGCCACGGTCGCCTGGAAGTCGAACGGCCCTTCGATGGGTTCGACGTACTCCAGTTCGAAGGCGTACTGGGGAGTCAGTTCACAGAAGGTGGTGCCGTTGACGAGAGCAACCTGCTCGCCATGCTTAACCGACTTCTCGGTGAAGCTCGCGAACTCCTTGATCTCCTTGCCTTCCCAGCTCAGGATGATTTTCGAAATAGCAGACATGGATGTGCTCCTTAGAGGACCAGGAGGTCGATGCGGGTGTAGGTCTGGTGCAGACCGGGAACGATGGGTGCCGGAATCGAGACCCGCGCACGCCCTGGATAGTTCGGGTCTCTCTCAGCGATGAATTGCGCCTTGTAGTCGCCGACGTGTTGCAGGAGTTCGGCATCCTGCAGTTCGAGGCACAGCGACACGGCGGCCTCGCGGATGGCCGACAGGACCCGGTCGTTCAGGGCCATCTGTTGGAAGAGGATCTTCTGGCGCGTGTTCCACGCGAACCGCAGGTAGTCGAGCGTTGCGATCGTCGCGCTGTCGAGCAGAGTGAGGTCGGTGGCTCCGTTGGTGACCGTGCGCGTGGTGACCAGGCGCACGATGGATACGAATTGTCCGGACGCTTCCAGGGGGGTCACGCCCGCGGCCAGGAGCGTCTCCTGCTCGGTGCGCGACAGCAGGGACGAGGTCACGGGCATGGTGACACCAGGCAGCAATACGCCGTCGAGCGGACGCGCCGGATTCTCCTCGGACGCCACGGCGGCCGCGACGGAGGCGCCGATCTCGTAAGCGGGGCTGATGGAGCCTCGCAGGTATGGTAGGGTGAGACGCTCGCAGTTGGTCGTGGTGGCCAGAGTCACGACAGCCGACAGGATCGACTGCGGAAGCGCCGCGACAATGCCGCGACCAGGACGCTGTTCCAGCGACGACGACACCGAGACCAGGTGTGCGGCCAACGACGTGAGGTCCGCCTGGAGAGGGCTCCAGTAGTTGATGATGTGGAACTGGCCCGGGAAGATGGCATCAAGCGTGGTCTGAAGCGTCGGGTCGGTGGCGCCTGCGGTCAGGGCCGCGGCGGTGACCTGGGTCAGGCCAGCGCCGGAGATGGCACCAGTCAGTGCGATCTGGTTCCCGACGGTGCCCTTGTTCTTGGCGGTGATCGTGACGGTTCCTGTCGCGGCCGTCGCGGTGACGGGAAGCGATGTATTGGCGTTGATCGCAGCGATGGCGGCGGTGGCCATGCCTGCGGCAGTCTGGGCGACCGCGAACGGCACTTCCACGCGGTCATCGCCCACAAGTAGCACGAATGATCCCGCACCGGTGGCGGTACCGGTGAAGACGACAGTGCCCGTCGCGGCAGTGCCCGCACCATCGGCCTGGCCGACCATCCAGAGGGTGAGGTTGCGGTTGACGCCGAATGCGGCAAGTGCCTGGCGGTGCAGGATCGATCCTGGCCCGAAGTAGGCTGCGGCCTCGGCAGGGCTGAAGACCTGGGTAGGCACGGCAGCGGCCACGGTGGCGGCAGCCGTCATCTGGCCGATCAGGAGCAGCTTCTGCGTGTTGGCAGGCAAGCCCTTGAGGCCGGAGAGGGTGTTCAGCTCGGAATACTGGCCCGGCTTGAGCAGGTTGCTTGGAATGGTGCTGACAGAAATCGTCATTTCACAGTCTCCTCAGTCCCGGTGGACATGGTGGGGTCGGTGTCGGGAGCCGAGGCTGCCTGGTCGCGGCCTCGGCGTGCGGTGGTCGTAGTTGGTGCGGTTGGAGCCGGTGCCGGGCTGGAGGAGCCTGCAGGGGTGGTCTCGGGCGCTTCCGCGAGCGAGCCGTCGGTGATCTGGCGGCGGTAGTAGAACGAGTTCGGCACCTGGACGGGCTCTTTGCCGATCCAGCCGACCAGGCCTTCCATGGGAACAGGATCGTCGCCCACGGCCACGACGGTGAGAATGCCTCTGCTCATGGGGCGGCTCCGATGGGTATGGTATCGCTGACTGTCGGAGGATTCTCCTGGTGCAGGCGGTACTCGTTGAGGATCTCGGTGAGAGCGTGCTCTTGCGCCGTGGAAGGCGGCGCCGCAGAGATTCTGTAAGCGGTCGAAAAACGCACCTCAAAGACGCTTTCACCAGCGGTGAAATGGTCCTTCGAGGTCTGTTCGCTCCATCCGGTGGGCTCGATCATCTCGATATCGAGATTCAGCTCGGATCCCACCAGGGTTTGGATCACGTATTCGATCAGCGGATGTGCCAATTTGCGTCGTTCAATTTCCAAACGCAGATTCTTGACCGCGACAAGCAATACGATATTCACGTCTTGGCGGAATTCCGCCATGGATTCTCGAGCGAATGTCCCGGAGGATACAGCAACATTCAATCCGGGCTTGATGACATCGGGGAAACTTCCCAGATCGACTTTTGCAAATCGGCGATCTGCCCCTGTGAACAGGCTGTAGATCGCCTGCTCGATATCGTGATTTCCGACGATGCTCACCAATTGCCTCCGAGCGAATTCATGGTGTCCATGGAGGTCATTGATTCCATGGTGAACTGAGCCATACCGGCTGAGACTTGGGCGCGCCCTGGGGGCGGATCGATTGCTTCCGACTCGATCGCGGAAAGGCCCAGAGAGACTTTTCCGGAACCGATGTCGCGCAGGAGGGCTATCGCATTGTCGCGACGCTTCTCCATGGGGGTCCCTGGTCCCGTGGCCCCGATGCGTTCGTAGAGCGCGTGGAGGGTCAGGTCCACAGCGATCTTGGTGAGCACACGCGGGACCACGGGTAGGGGTAGCGTGAGGCGAGAGCCGATGTATCCGTCGATGACACCGCATGACAGATCGATCATGTCCTCTGCGATTGCGACCCCGAACGATCCATCCGCGTTGGGATGGGCATCGTCGGTCGTTTCGATCAGACGGAGATCGGGCTGGGCGGTGCGAAGATCGTCGACGGCGCAGTACATCAGGTCGCCGTGAATTCCGTGAGGGTCTCGGGGTAGGTGCAGATAGCCAACGGGTTGGTCTGGGCCTCGATCTTCCAGCCCTTGCCCAGTTCACGCGGCTCGGACTTGGCGTAATACGGAATGCCCAGCGTGTTGACCGTCTCGTTGTAGTTGGCCGGGGCATTGTACATGCGGAAGATGCCCGGAGCGATGGGGAACAGCTTGGCCTTGCCCGTCGGGATGAACTGCTGGCCCGACACGGTCGCGTTGTATTCCATGAACTCGACGCCGCCGAACGTGAACCCGGTGCGTAGGTCGCCGCCGATGCGGTCCTGTGCCTCCTGGTAGTTGGCGAACGCCTTCTGGACGTTGGCGTGGCCCACGAAGGAATCGAAGAAGCTGGGCTCGCAGTAGCAGCGCCAGCCCTTGACGATCACGCCGCCGAGAGCTGCCTCGCCTGCGCGCTTGGCCTGCATGATCGCGGCTCGCACGTCGGTGGCTGCAACCGAGAGTGCCACGCTCTGGGTGCGCTTGGTGATGCCGTACTCGGCGAAGAGATCGAGGATGACCGAGCTGTCGGCGTCCAGGATCTGCCCGCAGATGGCACCCAGGCGCTGCCATTCGCGGGTGACGTCCAGATTGGCCTTCATGGCCGCCAGGCGGTCGTTGATGACGCGCGCCTGCTGGGCCTCGATGGTGTCCTGTCCGAACGGTACCAGGTTCTGGAGTTCTTCGGGCCGAATAGTCTCCTGAATCGGGATGTGCGTCACCGAGAGCACGCGCCTCTTGCGGGCATTGCGTGTCTGGGGCACAGGATCATCGTTGACGGAGGTATTCGGGACCAGGACGAGTCGTCCCTGCTGCTCGTCGATCGTGATCGATCGAGTGGTGATTCCTGTTTCGCTGAAGAGCCCGGAATCACCAATCTTCGTCGGCGTGTAGGGGAGCTTGGTGATCGAGTCGGTGAGGCTTGTCACCGTGAACATGTCGGGCAGGCCGACCAGGGGAATGGCGGAAAGCATGGAATGGTCCAGCCCCAGGGGCAATCCCAGTACGTGGTTGGGCAGGATTCCGGCCCAGGCGCCAACGGCGCACAAGACCAGGGTCAGGGCGAGGATTTGAAGACCCCAGGAAGCGCTCTTGAACTTCATTTGAAACTCCAGTGGAGGGATGGCAGGTAGGTCAGGTGGAAAGGACGTTGGGGAGGGTCAGGATCAGATGGAGGCGCGCACGCGCAGGCCGTTGGCCTGCATGATGGCGATGGCCGCATTCTGCTGCGGGGTGGTCAGGCCGTTCCAGGCAAGGCCGCTGGCGGCAAGTATCGCTTGGCGGGCGACCGTGCCGATCTTGGCCGTAGTCGCCTGCGATGCAACCGCGTCGAGGGCCACCGAGCAGGGGACGGCGGAGCCGTCCAAGGCAGAGGCGGAGATGGGCACCAAGTTGCCGTTGCCCGCAGCGACGGTGAGGTCGAAGCCGTCGCCAGCGACCCAAGGCGTGCCGCCCGCCGCGGTCTGGAACTTCACCTTCGACGACCAGGTCGTGCCAACGATGCCTCCACCTCCGACCACGTAGCCGTCGGGGTCGATGACCATGAACGTGGTCGCGGCGGTGAAGCGCACCTGGTACACGCCCAACTTGGCACCGGCGAGCGTCGGGGTGGAGGCGTCCATGGTGAGCGTGCCGTTGCCCGTGTTGCCACCGCCCTTGGCTGCGCTGGTGGTCGTGCCGGTGGTCTTCTTGCCCAAAACCTGCCCGACGGCAACGGTGGTGTTGATTTCGATGATGCCAGTCTCGCGGGAGAGACCTGTGGAAGATTCGACCAGGAGGACGTCGGCGACGCTCTTGGGGACGGTGAAAGCGGTCATGCGGTTGCTCCGGTGGGTGGGTGTGGGTGCCGCGACAAGGCGTCAGCGGCGAGTGGGTTGATGGAAGAGGCTGGGGGCTGTCCCAGTCCCAGCTCGCCGAAGGCGACGATCTGAGGTAGGGCATCGATGATGCGCTCCAGGTTGGCGGGAATCGGGTCGCCCTCGCCAAACACCAGGTCGCCTGAGGTGAAGTCGGCGTACAGGTGCTCCAGATGGCCACGCAGGACAGGCGACATGCGACCCTCGTCGGCAGCCTTGTCCAAGCGTTCGCCGAAGGCCTTGCCCGCGGCCTCGGCCTGGATGGCGGTCAACTGTTTCTTGGTGGCCTCGAGTTGGGCTTGCAGTTCCGCCTCGCGGGGCGACGGAACGGTGAGCCCGGGCGTTGCGGGCACAACAGTGACGGCTGCTGGAGGGGTTGCTGTGGCGGCCGGGGCGGGTACTGGGGTGCTGGATGTGCCGTCGCCAAATGCGGGACTGGGGGTGGCGCCGTCGTCGCAACTGTTCAGCGACGGAAGGTCGGGAGCTTCGAGGCTCTCGAGCTCCTTGATGGTCCAGTCGGGCATCGCTTTGTCGGCGGCCTCGACGCCTTCCTTTTCGATCAAGGCCTCGCGCTGGCTGCGCAGGTTGGAGCCCAGAGAGCGCAGCGTCCAGACCAGGCGGGAAAGGAACCCCCCGGCGACGTTGCACCAGTCGGCTTCGCAGCCAAACATCTGGACGTCGTCGGCGGTGCATCCCGATGCCGCATCGGACTCCGCGAACATTCCCTCGCCGAATTCAAGCGCAGGCTGATCCTTCATGGCTGAGTTCCAGCCGCCAAGGATTCCGAGGTGGCGCAGACGGCCGTCAGCGTAGAAGGCTGGGCTATTGTACTTGTATTCGCCCTTGCGGCATGACTCCGCAAACTCGGGCGTCAGCTCGTCGACGCGCAGGTAGGCCGCTCCGTCCTGGAGCTTGACGTCGACGACCGAGGCCACGCGAGGGCTGTCGTGGCGAGGGTGCCCTACGACGGCGGGCGGCATGTAGCCCGTGGCGAGCTGCGCCTTGATGGAGTCCACGCGCGCCGAGACGTCGGCAGGTGTGAAAGTCACAGCCTTGCCAGACAGCGAGGTGTGGGTGCCGGGGTAAAGGATCTTCACCCACGGATTGGCTGGCGTCACGGAAAGTGGAGCACGTTTGGGCATGCTCTAAATCTGCCCGGAAGCCGAGTCGAAAGCTGTGGCGCCCTTCCACGCGACACGCCACGCGAAGATCGGGGGCAACAGCGGAATGCGAGGGGAGGTTGGTGGTATCAGATTCTGTCTATGGCCACCACCAACGAATCTAACAGCGTAAACTCGCTTGGCAAAGAGTTCTTCGCGAAAACACTCGGGCAACTCGGCGTCGGCGCGGTGCTCGCGATCCTTCTCTTGTTGTACTACCAGTCGGAGTCGCGTCGGTGGGATGAGCGCCAGGCTGCCGATGAAAAGCGTTGGGAACAGCTGTTCGGCCAGTATCGCGCCGACGCGCAGGATGCGCGACAGACCATCGAAGCATGCTGCCACGACCGACTCCTGAAGCTCGAAGAGATCGAGGCGCAGCGTCGCGGACGGACTGGTCCATGACCAAGCGCGAAGACCTCTACGAGCAGGCGCGCATCCTCTACGTGATCCACCACCTGAGCAAGCGTGCCATCGGAGAGCGCCTGGGGATTTCGGAACGATCGCTCCAGACCTGGTCGACCGACAACCTGGACGGCAAGGGGACTTGGGATGAGCAGCGCGCCGCGCTCACCAACAACGACGAGACCTTCCATGCCGAACTGATGAGCCTGGGAACGGTCGTGGCCCGCCAGATAAAGGACGATCTCCTGAACGGGAACCTTGATCCCAAGCAAGTCTCCAACCTGGACAAGATCGTGAAAGCCGCGATCAATGCTTGGAGATACGCGGCAAAGAATCCGCCCAAGCCCGGACCTGTCACGCCGGAAGCGCGACGAGACGAGATCCAACGCAAGATCCGCGACAAGCTGGGCCTGCGATGAGCCGCCCTTCGAAGTCGGCAAAGGTGTCTGTCACAAAAAGCGGGACACCCCACTCTACGAAGAAAAGTCACCCCTCGAAGGGTGTGAAGGCTTCTGCTTCGAAAGCATCCCGAACGGTCCCCAAGCGAGACGGCAATGCAGGGTCGGAGAATTTGCCCAAGACGCGGAAGTCGCACGTCTCCAAGGATGGTGCTCCAGAGGCCGAACTGCGCGACGCCTCGGACCTGGCACCGTTCGCCGATCTGCTGCTTCCCTACCAGATCAGGTACCTGCGCGATCGCTCACCCATGAAGAAGCTGGTGAAGAGCCGCCGCATCGGAGGTACCTGGACTCAATCCCTGGAGGATGTCCTCGACTGCGTGGATCGCCCCGGCCTGAAGGTGTGGTTCTCCTCTGCTGATAAGACCGCGGGCCTGGAATACCTCGACTACGTGCGCATGTGGGTGGAAGTGGCGAACCTCATCGTCCAGACTGTCGTGGTGGCCGAAGATGCCCTAGGCGATGGCGAGGGCACTCTGGAGACGCTCCAGGTTGCCGATACCGATGAGGCCACGGCCACGGTGGTGGTATTCCACAACGGTTCTAAGATCACGATCCTGTCCTCCAACCCCAGCGGCTTCCGATCCAAGGGTGGAAAGGTGGTGCTCGATGAGTTCGCGCATCATGGCCGCGACCGCGATCTGTGGAAGGCGGCGCAGCCCGTCGCGGGCGCATGGGGCTACCCCATCCGCATCCTCTCCACCCAAAACGGGAAGGGGTGCGCCTTCTACAAACTGGGGAACCCCGAGTTCGATCGCGCCAACCTCGACGACCTCGACGAAGACGAGGGGCTCGGTACCAGCGAATCGGACTGGTCGGTTCACACGGTAACGATTGAAGAGGCAGTGGCCGACGGCATGTATGACCGTGTGAAGAAGCGCCCCACTACCCATGCCGAGCGTGCCGGGTACCTGCGTCGCTTGCGTCGGCAATGCCTGAACGAGGCCCAGTACCAAGAGGAGTACATGTGCCGAGCGCAGGACGAAGCCCATGCGCTGCTTCCGTACTCGCTCATCGAGTCGGTCGAGCGCGACAACATTCTCGGACTCAACCAGGTCACGGGTCCGCTCTACCTGGGCATGGACGTGGGCCGCAAGCGCGATCTCACGGTGATCTACGTGTTGGAGCTGTGCGGGATGGTGCTCCACGCGCGCCACCTGGTCGTGATGGAGAAGGCGCGGTTCCAACGGCAGAAGGACGTGCTGTGGCTATTGCTTTCGCATCCGAAGATGGTGCGCGCCTCGATCGACGCCACGGGACTAGGCGCGGGGCTCGGTGAAGATACGCTGGAGCGCTTCGGGTCCTATATGATCGACTCCGTCCATGTGACCGAAGGCATCAAGGACGCACTCGCCACGCGCATGGTTCGCGAGTTCGAGGATTCGGGGGTGCTGATCCCCGTCGATCCAGTGCAACGCGAAAGCCTCCACTCGGTGCAACGCACCGTGAGCATCACCAACAAGGCGCGCTACGACGCCAAGCGCGACGACGAGAATGGCCACGGCGATCATTTCTGGGCGCTGGCCCATGCGATCGCGGCGGCGCGTACCGGTGACACTGGTCCTGCTGACGCGAGGTCCCTTCCGCTGCGCGCCGAGACAACCCCGTTTGATCCGCAGCCATTCGGACGCGGTCATCTCGATTCATGGGCGGCGATGGAATGACGGATTCCGTCGAGCCCGATTTCTCGGAGAATTCACCCATGCACAACGCGCGTTTCGACGAGACGTTCACCATTCACGGCTTGCGATTGCGGAGAGTGGCGCCGGGAACACGGGGAGATCATCACGTCGCCCGCGATTCGGGAACGACGCATTGCGCTCGACGGAGATTTGAAGATCGGTCTTTAAATTCTTTAAACGATCTTCAAACGCCTCACAGGTTTCGCGGGGTTTTGAGACAAACCGCGATCCGATTACGGGGTTTTGAGACAAAAACCGCACCCGCTACCCCCCAGGCGGTCACCCCGCCCGAGCCCCAAAAAGTGGCGATGCCTCTTCCGGGCGCAGAGATGCCCCTAAAAGGCGCCGAGATTTCAGGGTACCCGGATGTAGCGGCGACCCCTCTGCGGCAAAATTTAAACGGGGATCTAACGGCATTCCGGCGATTCGTGGGTGGTACCCCCTCCGGAGGAGACGTCTGATGTCCAGAAAGCACCCAAAAACGCCTCGAAAAGGGTCCAAAGGGGGGGATTTGGCCCCCTCCACCCCCCCGCCCCCCCCTTCCGGGGGGCACGCCTTCGCGGAATCCGCCCTGGTCGGAGGGCTTGGCGACGAATTGACCGTCCGCCAGGTGCTCGTGTCGATGGCCGACATCACCGGTCTCGCCAATCCCGACCCGATCCTGCGTGCCGAGGGCAAGTCCATCTCGACCTATCGCAAAATGGTGGACGGGCACCTCTCGTCGGTGATGCAAAAACGCTTCGCTGCCGTGCGGGCGCGTCCCTGGTCGATCGAACGAGGTTCCGCGTCGGCGAGAGCGACCGCACGACTGCAGACAATTTTTGACGAACTCGATGTCCGCGAGATGACGTACCAATTCATGACCGCGACCGGCATGGGCTACTCTGTGCAGGAAGTGGTATGGGAAGCAAGCGATTGGATTGTTCCGGTGCGCGTTGTGGATCGCCCGCAGGAGTGGTTCACGTTTGGACTGCGCGGTGAGACGCGATTCATCACCGACCAGGGTGCGCGCGTTCTGGTGCCGCCGCGCAAACTTTTGATTGCCCGCCACCGATCCGACTACCTCAACCCCTACGGTCGACCCATCTTGTCAGAATGCTTCTGGCCTCTGGCCTTCAAGCGGGGCGGCCTCAAGTTTTGGATGATGTTCTGCGAGAAATTCGGGCTTCCCAAGGTGGTTGGAAAGGTTCCTGGATCCACCGCCGACGGAGAGAAGCTCGATCTCCTCTACAAGCTGGAGGCGATGGTCCGCGCTGCCGCAGTGGTGATCCCCGAAAACAACACCGTGGAGCTGCTTGAAACCAAGGCGGGAGGCGCCCTTCCGTTTCCAGAGCTGGTAAAATGGGCCGACTCCGAGATGTCGAAGGCATGGCTGGGTGAAACGCTCTCGACCGAGATCCAAGGCACGAGTGGCTCCCGTGCGGCCGCGACCGTCCACAACGAGGTGCGCGCCGACCTGGCGCTCGACGACGCCAACCTGGTCGAGAGCTGCATGAACGAGCTGATCTCCTGGATCTGGGAGATCAACAGCCTGCCCGGTCCCATGCCGCGGTTTGTCATCCAGATGCCCGAGGACATGCAGACGGGACGTCTGGAGCGCGACAAGGGGCTCTACGAGGTGGGAGCGCGATTCACCGCATCCTACTTCACGGACACATACGGCATTGCCGCCGATCACCTCAGCGGCGTGGACAACGCTCCGTCGAACGGATCAATGGCGGTCCGGAATACGGGACTGGTCGGTCCCTCCTTCGCCGAGCCCGGACCAGAAGCCGTCAACGGTGAGCATGTCCTCAAGGAGTTGTTCGGAGAGCTGGCTCCCGAGGAACTCCAAGGGCAGATCGAGCAGCTGGTGCAGCCCATCCTGGATCTGGCCGACAAGTCCGCGTCGTTCGCCGAGTTCGAGGAGAAGCTTGACGAGATCTTCCCGGGTCTTCCCTTCGACAAATTTCAGTCGGCCATGACCAAGTGCCTCCTTTTGGCAGAGACGCGAGGCCGGATGGATGCTCATGACTGAGGAGGAGTTCCGCGCCCAGTTCAAGAAGTCGCCGAAGGACGTCGTGGACTTCTTCAAGCAGAAGGGGGTTCGCGGACCCGAAAAGCATTGGGACTGGAGCGATACGCTCCGGCATGCCAACGACCGCGCTTTCGTCGTCGCCAAAGCGACCAGCCTGGATCTGTTGCGCGATATCAAGAAGTCCATGACAGAGGCCATCGAGCAGGGCCAAAGCAAGGCGACCTGGAGTAAGGGGCTCGCCCCCAAGCTGCAGGCGAAAGGGTGGTGGGGAAAGCAAGAGGTGGAGAATCCCCAAACAGGCAAGCTCCAGACCGTCCAGCTGGGAAGCCCCCGCCGTCTGGCGGTCATCTACGACGCCAACATGGCGACCGCCTACGATGCGGGCAATTTCGCACGCATGATGGAAGTCGCCGACGACATGCCCTATTGGGAATACATCCTTGGATCTGCCCAGCACCACCGACCAACGCATGTCGCTCTTGCTGGCTTGGTGTTCCGCTACGACGATCCCTTCTGGTATACCCACAGACCTCGTCAGGGGTTTGGATGCCACTGCGGCGTGCGCAACGGCGACGCCTCCGACATCGAGCGACGCACCGGAAAGCCCCTCGACCAGGCGCTTGTGAAGAGCTCGCCCGAGGACTTCAATACCAAGACGGTCCAGGTCCAAGGCAAGGACATCGACGTCATCGGGTACCGGCCGCCTGGATCCAGTTCGTTCGTCTATCCCCAACCGGGATGGGACTACGGGCCGGGCGACTTCTCCTGGCGTACCAAACAGATGCTGGCCGACAAAGTCGTAGACCTTCCCGAGGGAGCCGTTCGAAAGGCCTTTCAACAGGACGTTGAAACGGCCATCAAGAACGATTTCAGCCAGTACCTGGACGTCCTTCAGAATACGTGGATCACGCGCAAGCAAGTCCTGGCCACCGGGGTCCTGGATCCAGTCACGGTACAGGCGTTGGACAAGAAGGTGTTCTATCCCACCCAAGGGCTCTCCCGGAAGCTCGACCTTTCGACACCACTCCTGCTCGCCGATGACGTTGCATTGGCGCACGCCTTGCGCGACTCCAAAGTGGCCAAAGGGATCGCCATGCCGCGCGAGTTGCTTGCGCAGCTTCCCGATCTGCTGAAGACCTACGAGTTGCGCTGGGACAAGGCGGGGGCGTTGCTGGCGTTTTCCCCCGAGTTCAAGGAGGCGAGCGAAGCCTTGCGGTGGAAGATCGTATTCACTCCCTGGACGGCCCCGCAGGGTGACCAGCTTCGCTTCAAGACGGCCACCAAGGTTGGCGCGAGCGCGTTGGGGTTGGCGGAGAAACTGCCATGACGCGCGGGGAAGGCGTCGTTCGGGGAGGGCGGCAAACTCCTCCATGGAGATGTCCACGTTTCCGTGGGCGGACTCAAGCGGCCAGCCATATTCCGCTAACTCCGGACGATACCCAAGCATCAATCTATCTCCGGAGACGCGCTTGAGCAACAACGAAGCTCACTTGGTCGTCGATGACCGGCGAGCCCGGATCATGCTGGCCAATCTGGACAAGGCCGGTGGAGACATGTCAGGCCCGATGCGCCGCATTTCCCACAAGATGCGTAATTCCATCGACGAAAACTTCGAGAAGGGTGGACGCTTCAATCGTGCTGGCTCGATCTTCGGAGGGCCGCGCCACTGGGAGAAGAAAGCCGACGGGAAACCCAGCTTCCTACAGAAGGATGGGCACTTGAGGCGCTCCTTCATGCCGGAGAGCACCGCGACCGAGGCGACTGTCTCCACGAACTTGGAGTACGCCGCCCGGCTCAACTTCGGGAGCCCCATGGGTCCGCGCGCCTCGCTTCTGACACGTCGTCAGACATCCAGCCAAGGAACGCCCGCCCGCCCGTTCATGGTGATCCAGAATGCGGACGTCGAGGAATACAAGGGAATCATCCGCGCCCACCTGCTCGGCGGAGCCGCTAAATGAGACTCAGCTGCCTATTCTCGATCGGGGCGGACTTGATCGTGGCGTTCAAGGAGTCGCGCACGAACTTCTCGGTGCAGTTCAAGTGACGGGCGATCTCACCTGCGTTGGAGCCACTGTAGTGGTCGCGGATGTAGCGCAGCTTGAACGACCTGGTGAACCCCGTCGGAATATCCAGGCGCCCACCCTTCAAGCACCTCCAGACATCAGTGGCCGCATGGGGGCCAAGGTGCTCGGCAAGGGTGCGCAAGCCCCCCAAAGGGAAGTCCTCAAGCGTCAGCTCGTCCCAGGCGTTTGGAAGGCTCATGGTCAAGAAATATATGCCCACCTCTCGCAAAACGCCATTCCATACGGCTTTCAAGCGTACGAAACCGAAATGCGGGACACCCCTATTCCCCCAGTACAGACCCCATCCACCCAATTCCCCGCAGAGCAACAACCCAATCATGACAAAGCCCATCGTCCCCTGGATCGGTGGCAAGCGCAGGCTTGCCAAACTGATCTTGCCCCACTTCGGGGAGCACGAGTGCTATGTGGAACCCTTCTGCGGAGCGGCAGCGCTCTACTTCCTGAAGGAGCCATCGAAGGCAGAGGTGCTCAACGACATCAACAGCGAGCTGGTGAATCTTTACCGGATCGTCCAACACCACTTGGACGAGTTCGTCCGCCAGTTCCGGTGGTCCCTGGTGAGCAGGGAGATCTTCTCTTGGCTCAAGATCACGCCCGAAGTGATTCTCACGGATATCCAGAGAGCCGCCCGCTTCTACTACCTCCAGAAACTCTGCTTCGGAGGAAAGGTGGATAGCCGAACATTCGGGACCGGTACCACCTGCGGGCCACGACTGAATCTCCTTCGCTTGGAGGAAGAGCTTTCCATGGCGCACCTGCGACTGGCCAAGACGACGATCGAGCACCTGGCGTGGAATGAATGCATCCGGCGCTACGACCGGCCACACACGCTCATCTATTGCGATCCGCCCTATTGGGAAACGGAGGGGTACGGGGTTCCGTTTGGCCGCGAGGAGTACGATCGCCTGGCGGAGATGGCCAGGGCGATCCAGGGGCGGATGGTGATTTCCGTCAACGATCACCCCGAGATGCGCAAGGCGTTCAAGGGGCTCAAGATCGAGCGAACCGAGCTGCGCTACACCGTCGGCGGAGGCTCCAACGCCACCGAGCCGCGGGGGGAGCTGATCATCCGGTCCTGGTGACCAGGCTGCCGGCAGAGCAGCGCGAGACTGCTCTGCCTTGCAGTCACTCCTTGTATCTGATAGTCGCCTTCACCAGCCACCGGCTGGCACAGTCGCGGCGCTTGCGCATCAGGACTTGGCGCCCCACGCAAGCAACCATTCCGTCCACCGAGGTCTTCCCCGCTTCCACCCATCCAGAGATCATTCCCAAAAGGTTCAAGCCGCCATCCCGACACTTCCGGTCCTCGCAGCACCGCAGGATCCCGGACGGGAGATCATCCAAGGAGAAGTGCCATGTCTCATGAAGCCCAAGTGCCCCAGGTTCGATCCAGAGGTCCAATGATTCGACAGAAGGAAAGCGGCTTTGATTGGAGGCCTTCGTCACGAGGCGATATCCTTTCGTTGTTCCCGGATCGCGACACGCGAATCCGATCGTGTCTTGATGCGCTCTTGTTTTTCTGCGCGGCTTCGTGCGAGTGGGAGGACTGGCGTCATCTCGCGCAGGTCCACGCGGAGACCCTCGTGGCCGATCTGGGGATCGAGCCGCTCCGGTCGCCCGAGCAGATCTTCCAGGAAGCAATGCCTCGCGACCACGCCGGAAATCCGAGGATAACGCAGGTTCCGTAGTCAGAATACGTCATCGGCCAGCGGCGTCTTGGATGATCGAGTACCACGCGCCGATCATCAAGATGCCTGCGATGATGGTCGCGGTGATCGACCCGGAGACGGTCAGCGTCGCGACGAAGAGGCCGATCGAAGACTGGACGATGATGCGTTCGGTGGTAGTCGTGTTGTCGAAGATCGTTGCGTGCATGGGGGCTCCTGGCATGGGCCTGGTCAGGTCGGGGAGACGCGGAGAGTCACGCGGTGGGCGACTAGGTCGCGGTGGAATACCATGTCTTTCTCTATCATAAATCAGGAGCCCTGCGGACTCTCGCTTTGGCAGGAGTAGCTCCCTTGAGCAGGTATCGGCCACGAACTGCTGGTGGTGGCCACCCTGCAGCATCCAGCGTCCGAATCATGGCGTCGAGATCCTCTTGCATGCACATGAATGCGTTCGGATCAGAAAGAGGGCGGCCGTCGTATCGCTCTTGGAACCATGGGTGGACCGTCTCGAAGCGAGGGATGTGGAATCGCCAGATCAGTGCGGCGACGCTGGAAGGATCATGGGATCCTCCAGAAAGCCATCCAAGCAGCATTGCAAGACCATCAACTCCAATCAGCTGTATTCCTGGCCAGATGATTTCAACGTCCCGACCATGTAGGCAGAGCGTGTGTTGCTTGTTTATGAGGCGATGACTCGTCAATTGCCCTCGAATCGAGTCAATGAGCACCACCACAGAGATGATTTCCATCCACTGACCGCACCCATCGCAGCGCCACTTCGTCGTTGGATGGGCGCGGAGGCCTCCGTGATCGTGACCTGTGCCAAGTTTTCCGGGGCTCATGATTTCTCCTAGATGCGGGGTATCGGTGGAGCGGGTCAGTTGGGGCGGTTCGGACGGGGAGCGGGGGCGACGTAGATGCGGTTGCCCTTGCGGGCGACAACTGTCAGATGTCGTTTCCTTGGCGGAGCCGAGTTCCCTTGCCCGCGGGGGAGGCTTGAGGAAACTGGGAAATGGCTGCTGCGGCTTTGTACAACTCATTAAAGAGAAGTGCAAGTTGGCGATGGTTGGGTTGCTGTTTCCCGAGATCCCAATCCTCGATCTCACGGGGCGTTGCTTCAACGGTTTTTGCGATCTCCTCGAGACGCCTCTTCCCAAGTAAGCGAATGGCACCGGCATGAATAGCTGGGATTGAAGCGTCTCTTACGGCGAAGTTTCGCAGCTCTTCCGTCCCTTTGATCTTCGTGATATCTACGCCTGCGTCAGCAAGCTTCTTCAAAAACACAATCCCTGGGCGGTTTGTTCCTGACAGATAGGCGTTTAGGTACTGCGCAGAGACTCCAAGCTGTTTTGCGAGGGCGCCTTTGGAGGGAAAAGAGGTTCGTGCAACCTCCCAGATCGACTGTCCAATCAGGCGGTCTTCCTCCGTGATTTCTCTTGCCATCTGTACAATCCGATTGTATGTTGGTTGTAGTGCTCTTGTACAGCACCAGCAAAGCCCAATCAAAGCATAGAAGGAGCGGCCTCTGATGCCTCAGAAAATTTTCGTAACTCGTACAGACTGGATCGCTGTCTCTCGCATTGTCTCTGAGAAGCTGGGGCGCAAGTACCCATCCAGCTACTGCCGAGAGGTTGCGCGAGGCGTCCGCAATAGCGCACCGCTGGAAAAAGAGCTGCGAGCCATGAATCTTATGGAAGCAGCGCCAAAGACTCCCCAGCGGGTCGCCGCATGACCGCTATCCCTGGTGTTTTCATTCCGCCCGAAGCGCAGCCCTATTGCAATAGTCGAGGGTTGATCGATTGGCATGTCGTCTCCACCATCATCTGCGAGCGATTGAAGCTGGCGCCGAAGTCGCTTTGGAGCCACATGCTCACGCAGATATTGAAGGGCTGCACTCCCGATACCATCGGAGCGCTTCCAATCATGCTGGAGCTTGGATTGGATCGAGTCGTCAATTCGTTAATGGTCGGGAGGATGCGTGGCTCTCGCCTAGCGTCTCATCGCCGAGCCATGCAGTACGCGAAGGATTTCGGCATCAATCTTGCCGAAGTTGTCGGCACGGGAGCTGACGGAGTCGTCCTTATGCGGGACGTCCAGGCGTTTCGGCGCGGCATCCAGATCCAGACCATCAACGCGAGCCTTCTTGACGCTCGTCTCCTCACCCAGCGCCGCATCCTCGCCAACCATCTCCGCGATTCCCTGCGCGAATCCCGCGCCCTTCGCGCCGAACTGGACGAGTCCCAGTCCCGCGCCGCCGCCACAGCGCTGCGCCTGGGCAACGAGATCGCCGAGAAGTCCACCGACATCGAGGTCCTCCGCAACCACATCGCGGCCGTAACCGCCGACCGCAACGCCCTCCAGGCCCGCCTTTTCGAATCCAACAAATCCCTGCGTGTAATGGCGAATCATTGCGAACGCTTGTCGAAGCGGGTGCACCACCGCCGCGTCACCCACGTCAAGCTCGGCAACGAGCTGTTCCTCAACCGCACAGGAGCCCGTGCATGAATGCCTCGGAATCACCAAAAGCAGAGATCGTCTCCAAGGAGATCGTCCTCATCGAACGACGTGGAATTCGCACGGACATCCCCTATACGTTCTGGTGGGGCGAATGGATGGCATCCCGCAAAGGACAGAATGTGCGCATCGAGATCCCTCTCGTCGACGCTTGCTCCTCTGTACGTTGCTTCGAGCTTCGAACCGGCAGCTTCATCGGAGATGCATGCAAGCTGGAGCTTGCCGCATGAAAGCCTACTGCTTCCGCTCCGGCCACGTCTTGCTTGGGCGCACCGTCCCGCCCGGCGCCATCGAGCTCGCCGACTACGACAACGAAGCAGAGCTTCTCCTGGTCGTGCGCTGGAACACGATGACGCTGAATGACGCGGAAAGCCGTCCCGAGATGGTCATTCCCACCGTCATGATGGATAGCGACTACGAGATAGCTGTCGTCCATGCAGCTGAAGCCCGCGCTCTGATTCAGCGCGATCTGGAACGTCTCAAAGGGAACCCGCGCATTCTGGATAACTCCACCGTCAAGCCGCTCGCTTTGTGGCCCGACGAGTGGATCGATCTCGCGAACCGTACCACATGCGAGGTTCCGGCATGAGCGTCGGCATTATCCACAAGCGCAGCACTGTCCTGCCCACCTCCTACATCGGTACTCGCCGGGTGGATGGAGGGGTGTTCCACATCGGATTCAATCCATCCTCGAAACTCCCGATCATCCGCTCCAAGGACACGGGCCGCGTCTGGACTCCCAGCTGGGATGCCTTGGTGCGCCTGGCGGTCGCAGAGGGGATCCTCAACGGCGACGACGACCTGGGCGACCTCTACGGAGGAGCCGAGGCATGAGCGCCTTTCGTTGCTGGTACGATGGCCAGCCCGAACCGATCGGCTATCCGGTCTCGGCGGTATGCCCAGAATCCGCTGCCGCCGACTACGTGCGCGACGACAAGGACGTGAATGTCAATGACATCGAATCCGCGCCGGTCATGGTCCTGGTACGCGAGGAGCACTCCATGCGAGAGGCTCCTCGCCGGATCAATGTCACCGCCTCCATCGAGGTGACGATCTGGGGATACCCGGAAGTGGGCGCGTCCGCATGAGCACCCCCGCCCTCGAGGCGCTCCACCGTGTCGCGTTGGAAGTGGGCTGCGTGCCCATCGAGCCACCAGCGCATCTCGCGACGGCGATCTGCCGCGAGTACCACCGCATGCGCACCGAGAATATCGCCTTGGGCGATGCTCTCGAGTGCGCCAACCAACGCATCAGCATTCTGGAGGGAAGCGATTCATGAGCGAGAAGGAGACTACCGCAGCGCTCAATCTGTCCATCCGCACCTCGTCACGCGCCTTGCGCGAGGTCGATCGCCTCAAGCGTCAGCGACGGATTCTGGCGCGGCATGTCGCGATCTTCCGCGACCGCCTCGGCCTGGCGGAGCGCATCATCGCCGCGTTGGAAGCTGGCGGGAACAACCAGGCCGGTACCCAGAACGAATTGCGCCGCGTTCTCCAGAGCCGGGACGAGGAGATCCAGCACTTGCGCTTCGAGGTCGCCGGGCTGACGGATCGGCTGCTTTCGTATCGCGCCTCGGTCGATCGGGACACTGATAGCGTCCTGCAGGAATCATGGGAGATGGCCAAGCGCCTGCGGGCATCGAACATCGATCGAGAGCGCCTCCTTCGCCAGCGCCGAATCCTGTCTGGACACCTGCGCTCGGAGTTGCGGGCATCGAGTAGCTGGAAACGGATGGCGATTGGACTCAACAGGAAGCTTCGGAGCTCAGTCTCCGATCTGGTGCGGTATGAAACCAGGCGTCGACAAGGATCGTCTATTCAATCCGCCTTCAACATCTCTCGAAAGTTCATCCAACGCCTGTTCTGGGCGCTGATCGTCGGCTGGCGCGGATCAGCAGAGGTGCAGGAGGCTCTCCATGGGTGACGCCCTGCTTGCAACCCCGATCACGGCGCTCTATGCCGATACCTGGATCACCACGGATCTTGCAGCGGAGCTGCTGGGAGTATCGCAGCGATCCATGCAGCGCGCGATGGCGCAGTACCAGACGCGTCAAGTGCCTCGCGAGGGGCGTGGCGGCGAGCGGTGCGAGATCCGCCTCGCGTCACTCCCCATCACCGCAGTCGACGCCTGGGAGGCGCGCCAGCGCGTAGACGCATCTCGCGAGCAGGATGCGGGTGGCGATCTGTTCCAGGCCTACCAACGCGCCGACCAGCGCACGCGCAAGTATTTCGATCGCTGGAGCCAAGTGTTGGTCGCGACGAAAGACCTGCAAGGCCGCAAATCCCTAGACGAATTCTGCGCGATCTGGAATCGTGAGCATGCTGACCACCAGATCTCTCTCGGCAGCCTGTATCGTGTCCGCGCCCAGGTGGCGGAGCAAGGCCTGATTGGACTCCTTCTGCGCGACTCGCGATTGCCAGAAAGCTCCGTCCGTGATGACTGGTTCGAGGCGTTCTGCGGCGCCTACCTCAATGAGAACAAGATCTCGATCAACAACGCTCACGAGGTCGCTCTTGGGGCGGCCATGCGCCTGGCCATAGAAGCCGGTGAACATTTCGATCCCACCTCATTCCCATCGCGCAGCGCATTCATGCGCCGACTGGAACGGGAATATTCCCCCGCAGTGATCGCCTTCAAGCGCGATGGCGAAAAGAAGTTCTACGACCGCTGGGGCTACTACGTCGAACGCGACTACAGCGATCTGGTATCGGGTCGAATCTGGGTTGGTGACTCTCGCGTTCTGGATATTCTCGTCCGCGACGACTCCATCAAGACGACGACTCGCTCCTGGGTTACGGCATTCCTTTGTATGAAGTCCTACGTACCCATGGGATGGCACGTCCACCTCTCGGCACCGAGCGCCGAGAACACAATGCGCGCTTTGCGACATGGAATCGTGAACAAGGGGAAGCCCGACTGGTGGTACCTCGACAATGGTCGCGAGTACCGCAACGACGAAGTCACCGGCATGTCACGCGGGCATCGTGTGGACTACGACAAGCAGCATACGGGATCGGTCGCCGCCATGCTCGGGATCCAGGTGCATTTCGCTGAAGTCCACAACGCCCGCGCCAAGCCCATCGAGCGGCAGTTCCTGGAGATGAAGAACAAGTTCGACCGGTTCTGGTCGACGTTCAAGGGCGGCAATGCCGTTGAAAAACCGAATCGTTTGAAGGAAACGCTCAAACGCGAATCGCAGATCCCGACGTTTGATCAAGTGCGCGCTGCCCTGGACCAATGGTACAGCGAATTGATCCCGCACCACCGTTGCAATGGGAAGACCCACAAGGGCCGCACGCGCGCCCAGGTGCTTGAAGCCGATTACGCCATCCACGGGCCACTACCGAGCGTCTCAGCAGACACTGCGGCCATGCTGGTCAGCAAGATGGCTCGCGGCACCATAGGCCGCCGCGGATTCCACCTGGCGTCCGTCGATGCGACCTGGTGGGCCGAGTGGATGCCACGCGAGAAGGGGCGCACGGTCGTACTGCGGTATGATCCAGACGACCTGCGCGTGGCATGGTGCTACGAGGCGACCGACACGGGGCACGGCCCCCTCATCGGAACATGTGATCTGTACGAGGCTGCAGGAGCCATGGTGCGTCCAGATGACGCTCTGGGCCTTGCCATCCTGCGCGACGGAACTCGTCAGCGCAAAGCCGAGTTGAAGGCGATGCGCGTGATTGCTCCGCAGGCCGATGCAGAGGATCTGGAACGCATACGATCCGACTACGGAAGAGGCGTCGGAGCGCGCCCGCTGGAACTTGCCCAGAGCAACAGCGTGATCCTCACTCCATACGACCAGACCGCATCTCAAGTGCGCCGCGAAGCGCGCAGCGGCCGCGCTGATCTCAGAGAGTGTGAGGCAATATGGTTCAGCGCGAGCAGATCGCTGAGAGCGACGCTGTCGTCGCCATTTGTCTCAAACCGGTCTCGTCGCCACGCCGTCCCTGCATTTTGGGGTTTGGGCAATCAC